AGATAAACAGCTAACGTCACATATGAGTTGGTTTAATTTTAAGAGAAATAATAAGGACAAAATAATCCTCAGGAAAGTAGAGGGTCAGCAGTCATCTGCTGACTACTTTCGCGAACTTGAGGCACGTTCGTGCATGGCTTCTGCAACATCGGAGTCACTGACGTTCGAATCGTTGCTCAGAAGCCAATATTCGTACCGCTCCCTAAGTGCAGTCTACGCTTGTATCGAACTGATTTCCAACGCTTTGAGTTCGATGCCTCTACAAGTTGTTGAGCTCGATGAACACGGACACCGAGAGGTAGTTAAACATCATCCATTGCAGCGCATATTCAGGGATAAGAATATCCAGATTGCTTCGATGCAGACTACGATTAAGTCGGCAATTCAGGACGTCCTGATACACGGAAATGGATATATCCTTATAGAAAGAGGAGAGACAGGATTGGTCAACTCGCTCAGATATATCCCGGCCGGTCAGGTCAGTCCTCAGTACAATCAGTCGAACAACACATTATATTATTGGATTTCATTGCTCGATAAGGACGTGAAAAAAACGAAGTTCAGTCCGAAAGATGTGATCCATTTGACGAAGAACACCCGTGATGGTGTGACCGGTGTACCTGTTAGTATGTTCGCAAAGGATGTGATAGAACTTGCTAAATCAGCAGAAGAAGCAGCAAAGGCTTTCTTTGACTCTGGAATGAATGTTTCGGGAATCCTTGCTTGTAAGCAGATGTTAAACGAGCAGGCTCGTCGAGACTTGAAAGCAAGTTGGTAGGCAGGAGGCGGACGCACATCACTTCAGGTTCTGCCGGTCGGTGTCGACTACGTGCAGTTAGGTGTCGACGCAGAGAAAGGTCAGTTGCTTGCTAGCCGTGAATATGAGACTGTCGAAATCGCCAGATACTATGGCGTGCCTGTACAACTCATTTAGTCAGGAGAGAAGTTAACGTACAATAATCTCGAGCAACTGAATCTTCTTTTCTTCCAACACACTTTACAGCCTTATATCCACAATATTGAGACAGAATTTACTCGAAAGTTGTTCTATGATGACGATAAACTAGTTGTGGATATGGACGAGAACGAATTCCTGTTGCGTACCGACAAGAAAACAACGGGTGAATATCTCTCGAAACTGGTCGGCGGAGGAATTATGACAGTCAACGAGGCTCGTAAAGAGTTGGGTCTCAGCGAGATAGAGGACGGTGACAAGCTGCACATCGCATATTCTGACGCATCGAAGGCGCAGATAAATGATAATGAAAGTGTATAATTATGCAAAAAACCAATAAAATATACAGAAATGTTCAGGAGATGCAGACATCAGGTCGAAACATCTCCGGAATTGCTGTTGTAGTCGACTGTTGGTCAAAGGATTTAGGCGGTTTTAAGGAAAAAATCGACCGAAGTGCGCTGACAAGTGACCTTATAATGAAAAGTGATGTGATGTTGAATATCGATCACGATCCCTCAAAGATTCTTGCGCGTTCGAAATACGGAAAAGGCAGTTTAAAACTCCAAATCACTGACAGAGGACTCGAGTTCTCGACTGAAGCGCCAAATACAACGTTAGGCAATGACCTTTTGGAGATGATAAAGCGTGGAGACTACAGTCAATGCAGCTTCTGCTTCTCAATTCCGGGTGATGCAGAGTCCGACTACTGGTATAATGACGAATCTGGTCAGTTGTGTCGCGAAATCAAGCGCTTTGAGCGGTTATATGACGTCAGTGTTGTGTACGATCCTGCCTATGACCAGACAGCAGTTGACGCACGTTCAGCGAATATCGTGAATGTTTTTGCGAAATTGGCCGAACTTGATAAGGAAATCGATGAAATTTTTAAATATGACTAAGTTCGAGAAAGCAAAGGAAATCAGGAAATTCCTCAAGGATATGATTGCTGACGCTCGACGCGAACATCGTGAACTTGATGAGGAGGAGCAGAAAGTGTTCGACGAACAGAAGAACGAACTGATTGCTCTTGCTGAGGAAATCAAGGGGGCTGAAGATAAGCTCGATAAACTTGCTGACGAGATTCCAGATGTGGAGGAGAAGTCAGATGAAGAGGAGCAGAAGCCAGCAGATGCAGAAGCGCCAGCCGACGAATCGGGATCCGGAGCGAATCCTGACGAAGAGACACCGGCCGATGAAAAGCCGGCCGAAGAGGGTGATGAAAAGCCCGTGACCGAAGAGAAGTCAGATGAAGAGTCAGAAGAGCAGAAGCCTGAGGCTGAAGAGCAGCCAGCAGCTGACGCAGAAGAGACTGTACCTGATGAGAAAAACACTGACGAGATAAATAAAGAAAATCCGGACGAAGATTCGGAGAAAAAAGAAAAGAAATCTTTACATATTAATATGGAAAATAATTTTTCACTTATGCGCGCAATTCGCGCAGCCGCTGAAAATCGTCCGTTCGACGAGTTCACTTCAGCAGTCATTGAAGAGGGCCGTAAGCAGCTCCGTGCCAGCGGTAAGACTTCGAACGCTCAGATCGTTCTCCCTACAGAGAAGCGCACCATCACTGTGGCCGATAATCACGATAGTATTATCGAGAAGGAGTTTACCGATATTTTGGATATTTTAACGGCCTCACCTGTCATGCAGAAGTGCCGCTCACTCTCTAATTTGGTCGGTGATGTACAGATTCCTCAGATCCTTGCAGGCACTGCCGGAGAAGGTAACGTAGGTGCGTCATGGCTCGGAGAGAATGCAGAGAACACTCTCTCTCACTTCAAGTTCGACCATCGTGCGCTGACTCCAAAACGCCTGTCAACAACGATTTTGCTGAGTAAAAGTTTTTTGATGCAAGATTCCATTGGCGTGGAGCAGGCAGTACGCAAGGCACTCGCAGATTCAGTTCGTCAGAAGCTGGAGACAACTCTTCTGAGCGATGCAGCCGGTACTTCAACAAAGCCAGTCGGCATCTTCTATCAGAAGGATCAGACTGAGGTGAAGAACTTCAAGCAGCTCTGTGCATTCGAGGCTGTTGCTGAGAGAGCTAACTACAACAAGCCCATGGAGTACCTTTTGAGCCCCGAAGCCAAGGCAGAAATACGTTCTTGGACCTATGGAGGCGGCCGCACTCAGAGGATGATCATGGAAGGTCAGGAGATTGACGGTACACCTTATATCTCTACTTCTAACATGGAGGCTAACTCTTTCGCCTATATCAATTGGGATGACATTTTGGTTGGTACATGGCAGGGTCTCGAGCTTGAGGTCGCTAATGACTTAGCTCTTCAGCGCACCAATCAGATTGCACTGACGCTGTCAGGATTCTTCGATTGGATTGTTCTGCGTCCGGAAGCAATTCAGTACGCTACAATTGACGAGGATGCGCCAATCGATCCTTCAACCGGTGACTGATCGGATGACAAGATATAAAGAGAAGTCCGAGTGACTTCTCTTTTTTCTTAAATTGTAAAGAAAAGTACAACTGTGAACATCAACGTCGATATTTCAAAATTAAAAACACATCTTAACATTGATTAGGATTTCTGTGATGAGGACGAATATCTCTATTCGCTCTTCGAGACTGCTGTGATTTCAATCTAGAATTATATCGATAGGGATATCACTCAGTACGCAGAAGACGGTCAGTTGGAGGCACCGCTCGAACACGCTGCATTCCTTCTCGTCGGCACCTGGTACCAGAACCGCGAATCAGTCACGTACGGCACACCTAACAAGGTACCGCACGGACTTGAATATCTTTTACAAAGTTACGTTAACGTTTTTACTCGTCCATGAAAGCAGGATTTTATGACACTGTAGTTGAAATCTATCGTCGACAGGACGTAGAGTCTGAGTACCGCACTAAAGACGTGTGGACGCTGCTTCGTTCGACCAAATGCAGGTTCGAATGGCTGGCTGGTGCCCGTGTGATAGAGAACACTGAGATGTTCTATTCACAGAGCGCACGCATCACTCTGCGTTCTTATATCGATATTCAGGACGAAGACCATGTTCGCATAAAAGGTGTCGATTATCGAGTTGTTTCTATTAACAAGCGGGATAATACAGTCGACAACGATATTCTGGTCAACATTGAAAAGATAAACAAGTGATATTATGGGTCGATTGTCAGAAGCAGTTAACGGAGGCACGCAGTCCGGTCTCAGAGGTCGGAGAAAGAATATCTGGGCGCAAGCGCAGAAGAAAATTTAGTCAACCAACTGGAATTCGAAAGCAAGAAAGCTGATTGACGTCACCAATCTCGAGGACGTCGACCTTGTGTCAATCTTCAAGGGTGCATTCCGCTCAGAGAAAGTGCGTACGATGAAGTACGCTGTTCTTTCACTCCGTGACAAGGTTCTCGAGCAGCTCAAAGGTCAGTGGCCACGAGCGTGGCGTGAGGAGAATATCAACAAGCAGGGATACACTGACACGCTTAAGGATGCAGTTGTTGCCGGACGCGTGAAAGGAGAGGAAATCCTCTACACCAACGTCAATATCCTCGGAAATCGCAACAAGTCATCAGGTACATATCGACTTCGCTTCTTTGAGGAGCCGATTGAGCGTGAAAAGCGGGGAAAGATCGGTGAAGGTCCTATCGCTCCGAACTCAAGACACTTCTTTAAGAACGCCATCGACTCGGTCGATATTCGTCAGCTTATCGAGGATCACATGAAAACATATTTTAACTAAAGCTAATAGATGTTTAACTCCGGCATTCAAATAAACAAGTACGTCAAGAAATGGTTGACAGGATCTGCTGCTCTTCTGGAAAAGGTGCCAAAGAGGAATATGCAGCCTCTGATGATTAACCCGACCGAAAGGCCCGTGATCACCTGGATGCACGGCCCCGTCGAGCCTGACTACAGCAAGTCTCCGGACGGGCTGTCATTCGACAACGTCGAGGTTGCAATCCTTATTGTCAGCAATGACTACGAGGAGAGTTGTGATATCGCGGAAATCGTCAGGAATCTGCTCGAGCTGCACTCCTATGATGACGAGAACATTTCTATCCCTCTGATATAGATAGAGGAGATTTCAGAAGAGGTTCTGAATGACTCTTACGTTCAGCGTATCATCCTTAAATTCACTGTTTAGTGTAAGGATAATAGATAAATATACAAAATCCACATAAAAAGAAATTTTATTTACATAATATGTCCAGTTATATTAAGGGAAATTTGCTCCATGTATTTTACAAGTACGATGCGAGCACCTACAAGTTCTTTGCATATGGACAGTCAGATTCTTTGACAGTCACTAGCAACACCAACGAGATTTCTAGTAAAGATAATGGAAACCATCCCGACGTTGAAGTCTCTTCTACAACTTGGTCCATGAGTTCTTCTATGTACACAACAAAGGAAACTCTTCAGACTGCTCTTGATATGGCTAATTCAGCAAAGCCCTACACATTCGCTTTCGCTGTTGCCAAAGACGCTTCGGGCACAAGTGCAGCAGACGGTCTTCAGCCAGTGACCGGCTACGGAAGCACACAGACTTGGGAGATTGATCCAAGTATTTTCGTACAGTACGGAAATGCAATATGTACGAACATTTCTGTGGACTCAGGGGTTGGCGAAATATCATAGGTCAGTCTAGATTTGACGGGGCTAGGCGCTCTAAGTGCAACAGAACCAACTGGTTCACGTCTGCACCCATATGTGACCGCGTGATAAAGAAGAGAAATAAACACTGAAATTCGTGTAAATAAAACCGAATTTCTTCGTGTAAACAAATATACGATAATCTTCTTTCGTATTAACTGTCTCGTTTTAGGCAATTCCGACACGCTTCCGGTGAATTCCGGGAGCGTTTTTTATGCGCAAAAGAAAAGCGCCGAGATATCACATCTGAGCGCTTACGAGAAAAATCAATTATATTACTACTTATGTTATTACGAATATCATAATATTTATCTAAAGAAAAACCGGACGGGATTCGCATCCGATCCGGATAAATGAAAATATCTTAAACTGAGTTAAAATGGCTATTGTATTTATCTGCCCTGAAGATAAATAATTAAAGCGAGACGCTGCACAGCGAGATCGACGCACTCACAATCGATTTTTACGCAGCTGTCGGGACGCTAACACTTTTTAGGATAAATGTTAATCTATCATAAATTCGATGAATAAGATATATTTAGGCGATGTTGAGATTGCCAACGTCGGTTCAGGCGGAGGCTCAGGTGACTACGTCGACACTTCGACTTTTGCCGAACAGACACACGCTGCTGCTGCGGCGCTTGTCGACTTGAAGCAGAAACACAACGAACTCGCTAAGCTTGAGGATGCACTCCAGGATCAGGAGGAGGCACTTCTGGCTGAAGTGCAGGCTGTCGAAGTTGCAAAGGCTGACGTCAGCGCTGTGTACATGAAATCAGATATTGATAATAGTGACAAGGTTGTTGCTGCGGCTCTCGCAAGTCTTGACGACCGTGTGTCGACACTTGAGACGAGTTCTGGCGGCGGAGGCGGAGGTTCTTTCGACCCGACTGACCTTTCGACAGCAATCGAGGATTTAGAAGATGCGCTTCTCGACGTCTCGACTGATATTGCTGATATCGACGCTTCAGTTGCCAACCACGAAAGCCGAATCACTACGCTTGAGAACTCAGGCGGCGGAGGTTCGTTCGACCCGACAGATATCAATTCGTCAATCAGTGATATTTCGACTCGCGTCAGTACGATTGAAAGTGATTATGTTGTTGCGAATGATATTTCATCGTTCGTGACTCAGACTGCACTTGACGCATCATATGTTGCTCTCGACGCTTCTATTCAGGCGCTCGACGCATCTGCTCTTGTATTCGACGCATCTATAAAGGAGTTGGCACAAGGCGGAGGAGGTGGAGGTTCGGATTCTGGATTCGAAAAAGTCGGAGACGGAATTGTTAGCTATTTTTCGAAGCCATATGTTAACAACGCTGGTAAAAATATTGTTCTTGGGTGTGTTTATTCCTATAATACTTCTACGAACCTTAAGGGTGAATATAATATTATAAATGCAAATGGAAAAATAGAACATTATGATGTCAAGAATAACATTATAAATTCTCCTGGTTTTACGGTTAGTAATGGTTTAAAAAATAGCATTTTAACTGGATATACAATTTCAGTAAAAGGATATGTGAATTATTGTAACATTAGTGGAAATTCGTTTACGGTTGGAAATAATAATAGTTAGAATTATCAAAGTTGTTTAATATCTGCATTTGGAAATAATTTTTTCACTTTATATGGCGGATTGGTGGCAGGATGTGATATAACAGGATATTATTGGAGTAATACTCCAGTGCCAAATAACACAAAAAATTTATATGGCTGTCACGTTGAAGGATATTGCAATTATATAGATAACACTTCTGTTAATCTTAATGGTGTGCATATAGAAGGCGGAGGAAATATTGCAAAAAACAACTACGAACATTCTTCCGGTGTAAAAAACCAATCATATTATAATTCGTCAACATTTGGTGACAGCGGAAATACGCTAATGACTGTCGGCAACGGAAAAGATCAATATGCGAATAATAGAGCAGCAAACACCAATTATCACAACGCATTCGAGGTTCGCCAGTCGGGTGATATCTATATTTCCGATGTCTCAGCTGCCGGCGAGTACTACGAGAAGCCGATGATTAACCTCCAGCAGAAGATCTACGAACTCGAGGCACGAATCGCTGCTCTTGAAGGTGCGTAAAACGTATAAACCGATAAATATAAAAATTAATCTACATAGATTATATGAGCAAATATTTAAGTGTCTTTCAGACAGAATCTCAGTATAATGCAGCAGCCGAATCTCTCGATTATCCTCATGTCAGTTTAATCGGCACGACCGGTGATTTGCATTATGCAACTTATGTTGGTAGAAAAGAAGTCGCAAATGCGCCGTTCGGTTCTATCTTGATGGCAGAAGTCGCTACTAACGAATTATTTTACATAGAAGATAGCGCTGAATATAATCTGACAGACTACCCGTTTGATGATTTTAAGCCTATCGCATTCTGCATATTTGACAAAGCCAGCAACGCTAATAACTAGGCTGTGTTTATGTCTGTTCAGTGGGCGGATTATACAGCGCTAGGATAGAGAAACCCATCAAATAAAAACACGTCATGGGGCTTTAACAATGTGGATTTGTCAGAGAAAGTTCCTGAAATTCGTGATAAAGGAACTAATCATATTTCTTCGCTAGTCATAAACGCAGCAATGAAACCTTTTGTGACTGTCGATTATTCTGGAAGTTCTATTCCAAATTCTGCTAATGATGGAGAATCGCCCGCTTTTTGCTGTTCTTGGCGCTATTCAACACCTGGCACTTCAGAGGGTGAGTGGTATTTGCCTAGTTATTATGACGTGATGAAGTACCAGCAGAACTACGCTGTGATTAACACGGTATTAACAAATATTAAAAATGTAGTAGGCACATCATATCTGAATACTATTAATAGCAATATTATTATTGCAGCAGAAAATGACTTAACTCATAGTTATAGTGTGGGTTCCACGTTAAATCCATATTTTCCAAAGTATAATGCAGGAAGTTCTGTATCAGGAGTCCGTCCCGTCTTCATCGCCGGCGTCAAGGAAATCTAAAAATCACTCGCTCACATCACAATGAAAACCATATACAAAGGCAAAAATGACCTGTACTACGTCTTCAGTATATCTGCCGAAGACTCTCCCGGAGTGCCGCTCACTCCGCAGGAGCTTGAGAAGCTGAGTGTTGATTTCTACACTTCGGGCGATGCGTCTGTCCATTTCGAGAAGTCCGACATCACCCCTGAGGGAATTCTGTACCTCAACGCAGACTCCCTGGCGACTCTCCCTGACGGACCGCTCCGTATGCGTGTGCAGATAGGTCTCCCGGACTCCGGGTTCGACGACGATCAGTTCGACCAGATGGCGGAGCGCATGACAGGATATTTCATAAAAACATTCCGTTAATAAAGATGAAAAGATGCAATCCAAATATAGCCTGCGCTAACATTAACGTACGCAAGCAAGACGTCTTGATTACAATCAACCGTGCGCCCGACAGCCCTCTCATTTCAGAACTCCGTTCAGAAATTGCCGCACTCGAGGCCATAGGTAAGAAGTACGATGACGTCGATGCACACATTCAGCAAGTGATCGAGGGAATGGGTGTGATGACGAAGAAGTATATCACACAAGAAGGCTACGATGCACTCACTGAAAAAAAGCCAAACGTCATGTACGTTATTGTTAATTAAACCAAAAAGAAAAAGTAATTATTTTTTACAAAATGAATAAGATATATCTTGGCAATCAGGTCATCGTTGACCTTTCGGGCTACTACGATAAAACTGCGATTGACGCTTCTTTCGGCGCTCTCGACGCTTCTATCGATGAGGCCTATGATTCACTCGACAATCTGGAGGACGTAGTCACCACGCTTGACTCTTCTCTTGCAGAAGTTGTCACAACTCTCCTGACTGACTACTACACCAAAAGTCATATCGACGCTTCTGTTGCTGCTCTGGAGCAGGAGATTCAGACAATGGGCGGAATCGACTTCGTTGTTGTCGACACACTGCCTGCTGCTTCTGCTGACACTCTGAAGAAGATTTATCTGGTGCCTTCACAGTCTGCAACATCAGGCAACGCTAAGGACGAGTACGTCACAATCGACAACGGGTCAGAAGCAGATCCCAGATATACTTGGGAATTGATTGGCACAACCGAAATCGACCTTTCGAACTACGCAACGAAATCTTACGTCGATGACGCTGTTGCTGACACTTCTGCATATGCAGCAGGCAAGTACGCAGACAAGACAGCAGTCGACACTTCTATCGCTGCTCTTGACACTTCAGTGACTGCTCTCGTAGATGAAGTTAAAATCTACGGCAATCACACAATCAACAATCTGGTGACTTGCACATCGACCGCGTTCGATGGGATTTCGACTAAGGATCCTTCGACTCTCTATATTGTGACTGACTGATTAACTTAGGTTCAGTTTCATTGTTTTTTATATATGATGATATTTTTCCCTGGTCGACGGGTTCGGCCGGGGTTTTTTATGCACACGAAAAAACCCCGCGCTCTCTCAGCGAAGGGGAAAAATACGATTTCGAAAAATTTAAATTTATCATGATTAAAGTTTAACACTGTATTTATCTGCGTGATAAATAATAATAGAACGCGCGCATGCGCGCATGTAGTATATATTCTTTTCTGCTGCCCCTCAGAGCAATTCGGCTCTGAGGGTGTCTTTTTGTACAGAAATCAATTATCCATCTTGACCGATGTGAATAAAAGGAGTCAAAGCGATCGCTCCTAACAGAAGCTAATTTACGCATATAAAGACCAATTAAATGTTAAAGTGGTAACGATTTTAACACAATTAGTTGCAACTTTCAGATTTATTTTGTACTTTTGTCGCAGTTAAAATAAAATAAAGTCAAACAAACAAAAAATAAAATTATGGATAGATTCGATATTAACAAGACAGAAGGGTACACGTGTGGATTGCGGATAATGATCCGTACATCGTCAAAAGACTTAATCGATTTATTCGGTCGAGCACAGGCTTATAGTAGTGACAAAATCAAGCGGATGTGGGGATTAAAAATACAGGATACTATGTTCGCTGTTTATGACTATAAGTATCATCCTAAGAAGTCTGATGAGGTCTGTTATTGGAATGTTGGCATGTGGTTCTCTGGCGAATACAACGACTATAAGAAGAACTATAAGAAGATTCGAAGAACTGTATTAAAGTTTCTAAAAGAAACTGAAAAAGAGCACAACAATCTGAAAACTATCGATATGGTAGCAGATTGGAACTCCTACTTGAGAACTGGAAAGATGATAATATATTAAAGTCAAACGATTAAAAGAAATAATTATGAAAACAAGAAAAACTTTTATGTTGAGCGGAGAGCAGGTCGCGCTTATCAGTCTCGACAAGGCAAAAGAGTTAGGAATTGAGATCATCAAAGATGATTCGACAACTTTGGCTGCTGTCCGTGCGTCGGACGTACCGGAAAACGTGGAAACCTTTGAGCCCGAAATTGGAGGCGAGGAAGGCGAGGAGATTGACTTCGACTACGCCTACAGCGAGGATGACAAATGGCTTAGGTTGTTCTACACAACAGCCTATATACGGGCGTGCAAAGTCTACTTTGAGTACACGCTCGACGATAATTATGAAAAGCCGCGAGAGGGCACCGAACTACACTCGTTGCTGTTGCAGTTAAGCAAGCTGACAGAAGAGAAAGATATACAAGGTCTTGAGGAGGCGAAGGAGGAATACAACTCAGAGCTTGAGCGCTCCTGCCGCGAGGCTGATGCAGAATATGACGTGTGCATGGATTTCGACAAAGCGTTCGAGTACTGGAAGGGCTCTACGTTCGAGGACTGGAAAGAAGAGAACAGTTAAAAACTTAAGGATTATGACAACAAAAGTTAACGTATCAGTACCGGCTGAGTTCGATAAGGATAAGATTGAGGAAATCCTCCTGTCTTTCGAGAATGAAGCTTGGGAGTTGTTTCACAAAAGAAACTCGTTGGATTATCTAGAAGGCGAGATAGAAGATAAAGTCATCGAAGAACTTGAAATCAACGAAGATGATTATGAGGTTGTAGATGCCACTGTTGATTTTTTGAAGGCAGATGACGAGGGAAATATATACAACAATATCTGCTGGTCGGGATGTGAAGATAAATTCAAAAACGACGTTCTCGAAATTTCATTTAGAATAGAAAAATAAGATAATAAAAATTGTCCGTACAGTTAAAACTTCAATCAATATGACACAGGATTTACTTATCATCGCTCAGCTGCTCGACGCTTTAGGCGCTGAAGTCAACGTCGATATCAACCTCACAGTCCACGAGAACGAGGTCAACGATGCAATCAACAACCTCGACGTTTATATGGCTGACCCGAATTATTTCTACGATTCGTCAGATGTCACGCGCGTTCTTTCGAAGTACAACATCACCGCTAAGCAGGCGATGACCGGGCTTCTCTCTTTCGCTAAGGAATCTAAGATGCAAGTTCGTTTTAAGAGTTAAGGATTATGGAAAGCAAGTCAACAGTATCAAGCAGAAAGCCGGGTAGTTCGGACTGGCAACTGCTCTGTCCTGACTGCGGGCAGGTTCTGGACGAAGCTCCAGATTTCAGACAGCTAACTGTAGCAGTCGAGTGCAAGAAGTGTCACATTATAGTCAAGCGAATCATATGAAAAATAAAGTGTATAAAAATGAAATCCTAAGAACGCTGCGTACTTATAATACAACTAAGATATGCAGGCTTATGAAAAAGTGCGTCGGCTATGTGCCAAAAAAGACTCCGTATATAAGCGAAGTGGATGATGATATGAAAGTACCAGAAGTCCTTGACACTTACGAAGTTTATAGATGGGCATCACAATACGCAACCAGCGATAGAATGGACGATAAACTTTATGATGTTCTGTCCAAATCCAACAACAAAAGAACGCACGGAGACGAATATGCATATCTCCCTCACGGCTGGTTCGAGCCCCTTCCGAGATTGCGCGCACACAGGTTTTTTGAGGCTCAAAAACGAGAAGGTCTGAGCAATTATTCAAAGATTGCAGTGATTGATGACGATTATCTCGTCTCCTGTTCGCCCGTTTATTTATTGGCTGACTACAATAAACATTATATTCTACGGCTTGATGGCAACGAAAGATTTTGTGATATTTTAGTCAGGAAATACAATCGTGATATGTTCGTAAAATGAAGAAGTGCATCATATTCACGCGTGTCAGTACTGAACATCAGGAGTTCGTTGAGCAGGAAAGGACGCTCAGCGAACTTGCTCTTAAGGACGGGTACGCGCCTGAATCACAGATATTTATAAGCAACAAAGAGAGCGCAATAAAACTGTCAGAAGAGGAGCGTAGCGGCCTTAACGAACTCAAGATGAAGATTTCTACTGACGAGGAGATTGATGCGGTGTACGCGTTCGATATTAGCCGAATTTCGCGTCAGCAGAAGATTATCTACTCAGTGCGTGACTTTCTTATCGACCGGCACGTCCAGTTAGTCTTTCACACTCCCTCAATCCGATTATTCGACGCTCAAGGCAACATCGACGCTGCTGCCGAACTCGCTTTCTCGATGTTCGCGGTCATGGCAGAACAGGAAATGCGATTGAAGAAAGCGCGTGTTGCAGCCGGACGCCGGCGTTCACGCAAAGAGGGAAAGTTCTGGGGCGGACCAAGTGCCGGGTTAGGATTCAAAATAGATCCGGAGACAAGAAAAGTCGAGCCCGATCCCGAAATGATTCCGACGCTTATCGAATTATTCGAACTGTACACAGACCAGGGATATTCAATCGTGCAACTACGCAACTGGCTCTCTGACCGTGGAATCGAATATTCAGGCCAGAATATCAAGCTGCTTCTGACACGAAAGTCAGTCAGGAATCTAGTCGGAGAAGAACTCTTTGACCGCGCACAAAAAATAAGGATTGTCCGCTCAACTACCGGAGGCGAGTCAAAGAAGCGCAAATATTCAATCTGCGAATCTTTAATCAGGTGTCCGGTGTGCGGACGCTTCTACACGATTCGCTCAAATCACACTTATAATTGTGTGTATCACGATGCTCAAAGAAGAGGCACTCCTCTGTTCTGTCAGAATGCAGTCGGGCTTTCATCGAGGCGAATGGACGCTATCCTGATTAACGTTGCGAGTGAATTGATGATTAAGTACGTGATGATTGACGAGGCTAAGCGCCGAAAGTTGCTTGAGGACAAGTTAAAGGATCTGCCTAAAATCATAGAGACTCTCCAGAAAAGGCTTGAGGGAATCGAGTCAAGAATAGAGCGCATCATCGACAACTACGAAAGCAACCTTATCACGAAGATGAAGCGTGACCAGAAGATACGGAAAGTTCGTGAAGAAGAGGCTGACGTCAAGGAAAAATTGCTCAGCAAGATTTCAGAGCGTGAATATCTGCTGTCGAGAAGAGACAACAAGATTGAGACGTTCGTCGACCTTATTAATCGCTTTGACTCCATGGACCAGAAAGAACTCTATTTCATGGTCCACGAATATATCGAAGAAGTCAACTTGACAATAAACCAACAGGAAAAGATAATCACCGTGAAGGGAAAGGCCGGAGACGTCCGGGAGTTCGCGTTCGTCGGTCAGGCTCGTGGATTCCGGCTGTACCAGATTATGAAAGAAGGACGCATCGACGTGACTGACGTCAAGGCTTTCAAAAGAGAGGATTGACTGTGAAAGGTCTGTCCTCTTTTTTCTTCTCAGTCTCGACGTACGATTTCTCGTCGGCCAGTCTTCTTTGGCAAGTCTCAAAGAAATCGGGATCCAATTCGAAGCCGATGAAATTCCTCTGTTCACGCATTGCGGCGATTGCGGTTGTGCCACTGCCCATGCAGTTGTCGAGGACGATATCTCCAGGGTTCGAATATGTTCGAATCAGATATCTGATTAAATCGACGGGCTTCTGTGTAGGATGATAATAGGTTCTTGAATCTTTATTTGCCATAAACCCTCCGACATTTTTAAACTCGATATAATTCCTTGGATAATAACCTGTATTTGTATAAGTTTTTTCTTTTTCAGCCATGCATGTATTTTTAAAAATGCCTTTTCTGACTGGAGTTCTCTTATACGTGCAGACTCTTTCTAGATTCGTCATCTGAGGATTGAAAGTCGGCAATTTTTTATAAAATAAAATTATATCTTCTGTGTAGTTAAGCAACTGTTTTTTTGCATGGAAAAAGTTCGGCGCTACATTCTTTATCCATGTGATTTTTTGCCGATAATTTTTTAAATTGCTCATCACCAGATACGAAGTAAAAGGCTCTGTACCGAAGAGAAGGATAGCAGCGTTTTCTTTTGCTATTCTATTATATTGCTGCCACAGTTTATCGAGCGGTATCTGGACGTCCCAATCTGTGTGATCACCCCAGCCTTTCAGTTTTCCGTAGGGTAAATCACAGATGATTAAGTCAACTGATTTATCGGGAATCCTATTCATTCCCTCAAGACAATCTTCATTGTATATCACGTTCAATTCCATATCATATTTATTATAAACAAAAACCCTCAGCGTTTAGCCGAGGGAGGATTTATATAATAGAGTGAACATGTTCTGGACGTATCGCTCGTCCTTTCTTATTTTACGTGTAAAATCTGATTCCGGTTTTTTTGTCCGAACGAGACGTGAATCCAGTTGTAGTCATATTCGTTTATCAATTGGTCGAAGTCAAGCCCCATTTCGATAATCATATCGAACAACTCCTTGTTGTCACTCCTTCGATCACTGACTGAGCGAATATCTGCTGCCTGGCCTGTAAGGTGTTGGGAGTTCTTCACACCTCCGACAGCCTTGTTTAACTATGTTGAGCGGAATCCAGATGTGATGATTATAGGCCGGCCGTAGTGCGTCCTCAGAGGCTCAAGCACGTTCTCGACTAACAGGCGAATGTTCTCAAGCTGCTCTTCGTTCGGGATGTTGTTGATTCCTAAACGTACTGCTGTACGTGACTTTAAAAACTCGTCCAAAGTGAAATGTTTGCTCAGTTGAATCATCTTTTTTACTCAATTCCCTCCTCTTCTTTTAACTTCTTTCTTTCTTCATCGAACATATCCCGCACGTCATTTTTCAATCTCCTTGATTCGGAGTTGAAATAGGCAGATACGCCGAACACTGCGGCACTGTAGCAGAGCGCCTGACCTAATATGAAAAGTATCGACTGTTCACTCAACAGAAGGGGTACGAAGGCTGCAATTCCAGTAAGACCCCAACCGAAAGCAAAGGCAGCGATTGCGGTCGAAATTGCCAGTCTGTCCTTTATGGAGAGTAAGCTCCATTTTGATGTGTCTTTCATATAATATTTATCCATATCACAAAAAAACCAGCCCCTTTATGCAATCGCACAAAAGAGCCGTAAAATAGATTTCCGCATTATATTTATCTCTCTAGAATATCGTACACTTGACCCCAAGCGCCTATTGTCAAGACCTTCAACATCTCCTCCTCAACAATCTGGATTTCATCGCTGGTCATCTCGACTTCGCTGGGGTTCTCGATAATCTTTCTTGCGAGCTTGTACGCTTTCAGCGCACGCTCCTGATCCTGCTGTGAGGCTGCACCGAATAATCGTGATGCGATATATTCACCGATCATCGAGACTTTTCCCGCATCGTTCAGAACTTCTTTGCCGTATAGGTCGACGAACGGCTTGTTCAGGTTTTTCTTCATCTTCTTTCCGTATTAAAATTTTTATATTTATTTAACTTTCAGGTACCCGTTCTCAACGTACGTATCACCGGACGAAGCCTGATCCTTAGTCAGCCAACTGTACGAATGCAGAAATGTGCCTTTGTTCGCATCTGTCTGGATCCTCAGTGTCTTGTACGAGCCTGTCGAACCTGCACTCTCCAACACGAAGTCAGCGAACGCATATCCGGTCATAAGCCACGCCACAGAGTCCTGATTGTTTCCTCCTTTGGTCGACAGGTTCAGTCTTGAGCAAGTCTCGCCTCCGTATTTGTAGAATCCTAAAAATAGGGTGTTGTACGTGCCTGAATAGCCGGCCAACCTGGCTCCGCTGCTTCCGTAGGGCTCTATTCGCATCTTATTGTTTCCGTTTCCGATATCGAGGTCTCCGTTAATAAGTCCGCCCTGGATTGTGCCTGCGAATGTGATGTTTCCGTACGAGTCGACTTTGAAGGTTGTATCTCCCGACTGATTGGTGATCTTAAACTGACCGGTCTTGAAGTTTATCTGGTCTGCGCTGACCTCGAAGTTGGACAGTGCATCGTCGACGTAGAGCTTGACGTACCCGGTCGATGCTTTTGTCTTGACAGTGGCCGATATTGAGTTGATATCCTGCTCAAGTGAACTGATTCCGTGTTCGTTGTCACTGATCTGGCTTTGCAACTTGCTTGCAGTCTGAGTCAACTTGCTCTGCGTGATATAATCACCCTCGATTGTCTGGACGCGTGACGAGATAGAGTCGGCAGTCTGCTCAATCGAGCTCACTGAAGCCCTGAGCTGAGTGCCTGTTGCATAATCGTTCTCAATCGCTGTCACTCTGGTCGAGATAGAGTTGGCAGTCTGATTGATTTCAGACGTTGCCTCCTGAAGTACGGCTCCTGTGACGTAGTCCTTCTCGACAGCTGCCACTCGGGTCGAGATTCCCTGAGCAGTCTGAGTGATTGAAGATTCGAATTCACTGAATGTGCCTTTGCCTACGTAGTCAGCCTCGACAGCAGACACTCGGGTCGAGATTTCAGTTGCAGTCTGCTTGACCTGAGATAGATTTCCAGACACATCCTAAACGTACGAGGAAATCTGATCCGCTCTGATTTCAAGTGATGCGATATTTGAGTCAGCGTCTGTGACTCGCATATTGATTTTGTCAGTCACGCTGATGACTGCTCCCGGTTCCATGACGAGCTAAACGGTGTGTGAATCGAGCAGATTTCCGGACGCGTCGTACAGATATATCGTTGCAGTTGAATATCTTGCATCGTACTCTTTCTGACTCCATTCTGACTGTACGATTCCTCTGTAGTACACCGACTCCTTCGTGTACGAAAGTGTGTTCACGTCTCTGGTTGTCTTTCCTCGTCCGTACGATTGAATCTCTGCCTTTATCGAATATCCTTCTGAACTGAGGTTCTGAGTCAGATATTCGACGTCGAGATAGAGGCAGTCATCTGCTGCAAGATAGAGTCTCTCTCGAGATGCAACCAGCTTGTTCGTCAGAGAGTTGTTCAACGTCCATATGTACGAATCATATTCGAGTTCGTCATCTGTGGCGTTGTTGTTCGAACATAAACCTATGTATAAGTACGCCTCAGGATTATCTGGAGATTTAGTGAAATTATCTCGACCGTCTGCTGAATCTGCATAAGCCTTGTGCATGTACATCTCTTGCCCGGCACGAATTGCTTCAAGCAAGTCATCGAGTGAATTTCCTCTCGAATCTGCAATAAAATCACCGGAGATTCGATTTCCGCTCTGAGAGAAGTACGTCACTGCCTTTCCGACCAGAGTCCAGCCGGTGATGTTTTCATAGATGATTAAAGCCGGAGCCTTGATGTGAAGGTCAATCCAGTTCGTCGAAGCAAGGACGATTGCAGTCTGACGCTCTCTTCGGCTGCTGCCTAACACAGCAAGCGAATCATCGGTTGCAATCTGAACCTTTCCCCATTCCGGGTCTCGCCATTCGCCGTTCGCATAAACCTTAGTGACGATATCTATTCGATTGCACTGATGCGATTCACCGCCTATCAGATATATCTCCTTTTCTGCGGACGATGTGACCAAAGTCCAATATGATTTCGCATTCAGCGTAGTCTTGTCGGGCACATTCGCATCATAGCAGATGACGTGGTCACCGACAACACAAGTGTTGCTGATTTCCGTGTTGTCACGCTTTGAAATTTGATAGAGAGATACAACCTTGTACTTCTCGTCAGTCATTCCTGAGCCTGCAACTCCGTAGTTGGTTGTTGCATTGATTTCGCGCTCAGCGCCTATTGCATCAACCTTGAAGTTTCCAGCAGAGAGGATGATTGTACCGGCCTGACTGTTAATCTCTTGAATCAAAAGTCGGAATATCGTCATGTTGCCTGTCACCGTGAGGTCCTTCATTCTGGCCTCTTTCTCGACAGTCAGGTTCTGGACGTCAAGGTCCTTTGCATTCAGATTTCCCTGGACAGTCAGGTCCTTTCCTGCAATCACGTTGTCACCTATGTAGATATCACCGGACTCGTACGCATATAGGTTGTTCGTATAGATTGAGCCTCCCATAAGGTACCCGGATTGCCCCATATCGACGTACCCGCCGAATCCGTGACTGAGAATCGTCAGCTGCGGAGACTCAATCTTATAGGGAGCGTTCGACTGAATTCCGTACTTATCTAAGGTCACTCCGTCGAAGTGCAGAGCCTGTTCTCCGACTAAATCGAAATCCGTATTGCACAGGACAAGCTTCGAGTGCATCAGCTCGGCGTTCTCGTCGAAATTATGCGCATCGAACATCATCCATGAGCCGGTCGACCCGTTCGCGTACCCGTTGAAAGGGGCTTCGAATATTGCATCACCTCTGACGCGCATCGTGCCTCCTGTCAGCGTGAAATCTCCGTCAACATCGTTTATCCCGTCAAATTCTGCGCCCCAGATTTTTATATCACTGAGTGCGTTGCCTTTGACAGTTGCATTGATTATTGTTTTTCCGCCTCCTGAGCCTTCTTTCTTAGGCCTTGCGTAGCTATCAATCTCAATCATTTGATTTCTCTGAGTGTCAGTTTGGTTTTACAACGCTTGACGTTTATTTCTCGTCCGGTTGTATAGAAAGTGCGTCCTGAACCGGTTGAGGGGTCGAGTGACTCGATTCCCACGGTAGTTGTCCACGGACGAATATCCTGGAGTGTACTTTCGACAATCATTGCCGGCTGGCAAAGGTCCGGCCAATAGTCATTCAAGAACATCTCTTCCGGCTTCGCTGACGAATCCTTGATTGTGTTGTACACACTCGAGAGATTATCCTCGCCTAAGTACGTCGAGTTGCTCTTCACTGTTGTCTTGACACCCTTTTCAAGCGCTTCATCTGAAGTCAGTTGAGTCACAAGGTCGAAATCATATTCACCTTTCTCGATATACGCAGGATTTTGTGCGGTCACGTAGACAAGGTCCATATCATTATCGTTCTCGTTGCCTGCATTATCGGTCACAGCTGTGATTCCGAAGTCCTCCAACATTATGTAAGCTGTTTTCGAAAGGATGAAATACGAATCTGTATCCCAGGATGTGTGTCGGAAAAAAGTCGGATGAGTTCTTGTCACCTGATTCCACACAGCGTTAACCGGGCCGAGGATTTTGAATGACACCTGACCTGACAATTTGTCAGAATAATTGATAGGAATTGCCATTCCCTCTCCCTCGAGATTCATCGTGAAGTCGATGTTGTTCGCAATATTGCGGCTCGCACTCATATCGAACACGTAGTCAGCGGGATCCTCTGTCTGCAAGTCAGGCCCTATGTAGATGTATATATTTTTTATTGTCTGACCGGCGTAAGTGATTGTCGGTGCTTCTTCTAGTGTTCGCCAGACGAAAGTCGAAGGAGCCTTTTCGTGCTTAATTTCGCAGCAGTACTTATCGCCGACTTTCAATTCACAGCAGAGCAAGTCTAACTTGAAGAGGTCATCAGTCGAATCACCTTCGTGGGAGTAGTTAAACTCCAAATCCTTGACTGACTTGTACTTATCGTTGTACGGCATCAGCCAGAGATGATCGGCCGTGTCAACCGTAGTATCATTCGTGTTGTACTTGCAGAAGTAGTAGTACCCGTTGCCTTGCTCTTCGTGGTTGAGGTTGATTGTACCGTCCTTATAAAAGAGTTCTTTCAGCCAGTCTTTTGTTGTCGCAAGCAATTTTGAATATGTGTATTCACCGGTCTCCCTTCGATACGGGTCTGCCTCGTACGCAGGTGCCCCGTCGATTGTCTCTCTGACGAGCGGTGCATCCCAGTTATGCCACAACTCTCGATAATACTGACCTTGAGGGCCATATTTAATTCCGTTCTGCGGGCACATCTGTCTGAAGAAGGAGGGCACAACCCTGATCTTGCACTTCATGACGAGGTAGTTCGTGGTTTTTTCGTCCGCGGGAGACAAGTACGCTCCGGTCATATTTCCGATATACTCGACGCAGGTCGGACACGCCTGAACCTCAGATTCAGTCGGGTGAACCTCTCCCTGGTCATATCTGCTCCTGTCAACATTGTTTCCGTTGACCGGAATAATCAGATATTTCTTCATCGATATTTCATTGATGATAGCGTTGTTCATGGCAGTCGGAGCCTTCGTGAATCCCAGTTCGCATATGAAAGAACGTCCGATTCCGCCTCTGGCGTGACGCCAGATATATTGCTGAGGATGATCTCCCAGGATGACGTCATCTGCCGAACATCTCCACTTATTTGAGGTGTACGTCCTTATATAATGATTGTAGGGGCGGTACCCGTCCCAAGTTGTGGTCTCGTCTCCGTGCAACACATTGTAGAAGTTGTCGAACGAGGTTGTACCGTCACCCGAGAAAGTGTATTCCGTACACAGGGGAGACTTTCGGGTGAAGCGGGGAGTCAGCTGCTCCTCGTCGAGAGGATCATCGACAACATCCTCGACTTCTTCGACGTTGCAGTTGACCTGCAACTGATTGTACACTTCTCCGATAGAAATCTGAGTGTCATTCGAGCCGTAGTCTGAGGCGTCAAGATAATCAGTCGAACGTGATTCAACAGTCGGAGGCACAGTCGGGTGAGCGGCTCCAGTGACTCTGTAGCCGCCCCCTTCTAGTGTCTCGCACTGGGAATAAGTCCCGTCCGAATTTTTTAATATGAACTGCATAATAATCTTGAATATTTATCGTCAGCTGAAAGTGCCGGAGCAAGTCACATCTGCATTAGGCATCGCAGCAGGTACAGCAGGATTCCAGCCTGAGAAGGTCTTCTTCTCCCGTACGGGATAAGGCTGGACAGGACAAGGCTCTCCGGGCACCACAGCGTACTGCTTGTAAATCTGGTTGTCGACCTTATAGGTCAGAGTCTTTGTGCCAGAAGGTGCAACAGTCACAGTCGAAGTGATATCGGTGTCCGCATTCAGTGTGCCGCTTGTTGCAGACCAGCCTGTCCAGATATATCCTACAACTGCCGGAGAAGGCGGAATAATCGTCGACAGTTCGACGGGAGCCGCAGTCCTGACGTAGTTGTACACTGACCCGTTCACAAGGAATCTGACAGTGATATATTTGGTCTTTGGAGGATCTGGAGGCGGCACGATAGCAGTCCAGAGCGCTGTAGTCGAGACGTCCTGAGTCGGGAATGTTGTGTACGTCGAAGTGTATCCAGCAAATGTGTATCCCTCCTTAGTGTAGTCTGTACGCATCGTCACTGACTCTCCGGGCAGACCTGTGTACGTGTCGAATATCTTTCCTTCATCCAGAACTGTGATTGTCACGGCCGAATAGGTCGACTTCTTTATGCAAGTCATTTCCCTCGCATGCGTATTATTAGAATATGTACGCGTGCGCGCGAGAACATATTCGTCACTAGGTACAGTGTAGTTGTTCGCGAATATCGTCCAGAAATCTGAGTCGAAGTCCGAATAGATGTTGTAGCCGGTCGGGAATATCGTCCATGCATAAGGAGCGTCGGTCTTTCCGTAGGTCACCTCCTCGTCGACGATTGTACCGGCCACAACGTGATGCACGATTGTCTTAATCGGAGTGAACGTTGCATCGCCGGGCACCGGCAATCTGAACGTCTCTCCCGTTGCAACTGTATAATCGCAGTGCCACATCGTCGGGTAGTCGAGGTCAGGCTGAGCAACCGAATCGGTGATTTTTACCTGATTTCCCTTATATGTGATTTCGAGAGCCGTATCGTACAACTCCTCGTAGAACTTCTCGTCTTCAGAGATGATATCCTTGACGTACAGCCACTCCAGAGGTGCAGGCACGTTGTCGGGATAATCAGCAAGCAGATAGATACGGCCAAGCGAATCACGCTCCTTGAGCCACGTCATAGCGTAGAACTTGTCATCCTTCTTCAGAGCGAGGTTGATATCGACGTCCTCTTCTGTCGGAGAAGCAACCTTGAGGTAGTAGCCGGTCATCACGATATGCGTAGCGTCCGTTCTGAGTCCGATTGCCCTTGCATAAGCAACGTTGCCTTCGAGGTCGATATATGAAATCACGTCGAAGAGTTCAGTCTCTGCAATGATGTTTCCTGGACGTTCGTC